GAAATCGACAACCAAGACACATAACACGTTCTTAACCGAACTACGCGGAGTTTTATAAAAAATGCATTATCGTAGTGCAAGAAAACACATGACAAAACAGCAGTTTTCTCGCATGGGTAAAGCTAGCCAAAAAGTGCAGGCACTAAAACGACTTGCTGCCGGTGATCGTGCAGATATTCCGATTAGGTCAGGCCTACAATTATCCTGCATTATTATCGATTTTCGCCGTAAAGAACCGGTAGAAACAAATTATCTGCTATTCGATGCAGGTAAACAAAACCGCTATCGTTGGATGAAAAACATGCAAAAACAAGATGGCTTGATTGGTTGGACTAATACTATGAGAATGGCAACTAAAAATGTAAGGCCGTTATTGAATATATGAGCGAACATCAGCAACAATGCGCAGTTTTTGAATGGTGGTATTTAGCCTATCCAAAATACTATGAAAAAATGTTTTCCATACCAAATGGCGCGCATTATGCCGGGAATAAAACCAAAAGAATTGCTCAGTCTAAAAAGCTAAAGCGCGAAGGCTTAAAGCCTGGTGTAAGTGATATATTTTTAATGGTGGCGCGTGGTAGCTTTCATGGCCTTTTTATTGAAATGAAAGATATCAAGAAAACTGAAAAAGATGTTTCAGACACCCAGTGGGAGCATATACACGCAGCCAGAGAGGAAGGCTATAAGGCGGAATATGCTATCGGTGCTGAAGAGGCAATCAAGATAATTGATAAATACATGAATTTATAAACTGTCTGATACATGCGGTGATCATTAAACCACTACTGCAATAGTGTTCCTTTGCCGTCCTTACGAGCAGACGTTTAATGTGAAATGTATTAGCGCGAGCTTTCGATTCTTTTGGCTTTCATGCAGGTTAGCCCACTGTGCGCGATACGGGCTTAATTTAATAAAATCAACGTGCTACACTCTGCGCAGGGGCGTAGCATGAACAGAGTTGTTTATCATCAGGAATTGGGCTGGTCAATAATTGCGAATAAAACGCAATCAGGCTTTAACCTCTTCACTTTATCAGATACCCCTAGAAAATATCACTGCAGCAATTCAGCAAGATTCACTGAAGAAGAAGGCCTTAAATCGCCTGAATTAATATTTGGCCAGCTGATAAAAAATGAGCCTGACACAAAACCTTATTGGTTTTGCCCTTTCGAACCGTGCGATGCTGTGTTTTTTCTGTACAATGGAAGCATCAAAACTGGTGAATTTGTTTATTCAAAGCGCGGTAAATGCTTGATTTGTTATGGCGACAGTGTAACCAATGAAGCTATTGTTAGGATTGATAGCGTTTTCAAATTAAAGCCCGGCCAATGCATCAATGAAAAGATTAAAAATGTATTTAGCGAGTATACAGGCCTGCATTATATTAATGGTTTTATATATCGATGGGGCAAATATTTAACCAAAGAAGAAATCACAGAAACTATCGAAGAGTTAGAAGAGATATGGAACTTATTATAATTCAAGCCCTTAAATTTATCTTTGGTGAAGATCCTCGCTTTGCTCTGCTGTCGATATTTTGTTTTTTAACAATGGTGGCTATGCACAAAAGGACATCAAGCAAAATTGATAAAGTTTGGGTAAGGCTAGGCGAAGCAAACGATAAATTAAACAAGACTCAACTTGAGCAAGCAGATCAAAACCGGCGAATAGTTGATCACGCTTGTCATTTTGACGTTATGCGCCAGGACATTGATAGATCGCTTAATCAGGCTAATGCGGCTAAAAATCTAGCCGCGAAAGCATTGGAATTAATTATATCTATTATTAAAAAATCCCGTTAAGCAGTTTTATTGTTGCCAATGCGGCTGGCTGTAACAGTAGCATTTGTGTGACCCGCTACGTCATCAGTCGCAACATAATCTGTTAAACACTCATTAATAAGAAGTTTGTCGACTGTAAAGCCTGAACCCTCAAGCGTTCTCGCTGTAATGGTCCCATCTACTTGAACATTATTCAAAGAAAGCTTTTTCATATTGGTTAGCGTTCTTATCATGCGCGTACATGAATTGCCGCTAAGATCTATTTCAGAATCAGAGATTGACCATTTACCCTCATTAGGGGATACCAAGCCAGATGCCGCAAAAAATTGAAATACTTGAGTTAAATCTCTATCTGTAACAAATTGATAATTGGAAATAGCAACAGAGCTACTGGTTAAATCACCTCCATCCTGGCAATAAATGCCTGTAGGATACATTAAAGGATTTCCATCGCTTGCCACATCAGTAACCCAATGAAAAACATTATCCATAATCACACTATTACGAACGAGCGCAAAAATATGATTTCCATCGTATCTATCACAGCGAATATTTATATCTCGAAGAATTAACTCTTCACACCAGTTAACTTCTAAAGCATTGCCAGCGCTAACAACTTTGCCTGAAATCGAAACATTCTCAAGATTTCCATCAGATGATTTTATGATCTTAATTCCATTAGCTTCAGACTCTAATAAAACATCAATCTCAATATCGCCTGATGTCGTGATATCCATTCCCTTAGGCGCTTTGAACTGACCTGTTACGGTTAGCTTACCATCAATTGTGGTTGATCTGGTACACTGATAAGCATAGCCGCCCTGCGCATCTACTTGAGCTGTGGTAGTAATATCTACCTGAGAATTTATCGACCTGCCAGAGCCAAACATTCTGATTCCTGCGCGTTTATCACACTGACCAGAAACGATATTATTATCTTGTACATTCTCCTTGCTATCTTCTGTAGTATTCATAACCTTCATGCTTAGACCGGAATACTGATTATCGCGCATCTTATTATTAATTTGCGAATTACCGTTACCCTTCATATACAAAGGCTCTAGCCATTTTCCGTCTTGTACAATATTATCATTTTGATAGCAGTCAATACCTATCAAAACGATACCAAAAGATGGGGCTCCCCCCGGGAATGTGGCAGCAGCATTACCGCAATTTATTATCGTGTTGTTATTCGCTTCTAATCGGTTGTAATTAGTTGCTGGCCAATCATCATCACCGATCAAAATACCAGCAAAGATATTTGACCCTGTCGAGTCGGCTTGAACATTTACAATCAAGTTATTATTGGCTTGAACGTCTGAAATAGTCTCTGTTCTATTAAGAATTATGCAGCCGGTAAAGTCATCTCTTGTACTATCATGGAAATAATTTTTATCAATAATGCCTTTAGCAATAGAAACGCCAACACCAGAGTCATTGTGAATAATTGCTCTCAAGAAATCTTCAAACTCACAATATTGAATATCCATATCAGTCATATTGCCGGTCATATAAATAGGCTGTTCACAGCTTTTATAGGTGATATAGCGACTGCGCACAAATCCAGAGTAATGAGCATTCGCTATATTTTTAAATATAGTTTTATTTGGAATTCCAACAACTCTAAGCTCACCAACATCCTGACCGGGCAATAAGCCGCCGTCCATTATGTTCTGATTATTAAAATCGTATTCTCCGCCAACATACTGGGCATCTCTCCAAGATGAATTACTCTCTGTAATAATCGCCTTGAAAGTTGTTATATCGACAATCTCTCCCGGCAAAACTCCCCACTGGCTCGCAATAATTGCACTGCCGTTATCTTGCAAAACCAGTGATAATGTTGGGTCGCCAGTGCTCTGGATAATATTTATTCCGTTTGGAGTAACACTGGAAGTCAAAACCACGTCATAAGTTGCCCCACCAAATATAGATCCTGGCGAATACTCCGATGTAGATACATTACTGCCTTCTATGTAGCTTCCAGAAACTGCCTCGGCTAGACTTGCGTAGTTTTGCCTATACAAGCTGTCAGCAATATATTTTGTCAAGCCCTGGATAACAAAGAATTTATCTTCGTCATCACCTACCCACGTTCCAGAAGTGGTAAAAGGCAGCTCAGATGGAAGTGGAGCGTAAATAACACCAGACCTATCGATAGTTTTTGTTCTGTCGTTAGCGGTAAATGATATTGCTACCGCATAAATGACAGGCACTTCATAACCAAGCTTTTTAAGCCTACCCTGAACAGTATCAATCGTGACTCCATCGCGGTTGGTTGTAGTGTCATCTGCAAAGCCGTCTGACATTGCGACCTGCGCAAGCGTGGTTGCATCAAGGCCCGCATCTATTAATTGTTGAATACTTACCGGATCAGCCATTAGCCAAAGCCCTCATTGAAACCATTTGAAAATGCAAAAAAGTTCATGCTGTCTCCAGCATAATAACCTAAATCATAGTTGATTGCTTTTAAAGCAACCTCAAGCTTATTTGAAACATCTATTTCTTGAGATAGCCATAGCTGCGACTCATGCCGCGAATCAGTGCCAAAACTAAACTCTGTGCGCCTCGAATCTATGCCCGTTCTTATTGTCATTGCTGGTGCAGAGCTCAATATCACCTGATTTGATTCTGCGCCAGCTGTAACTATAATATTTTCAGTTGTTCCGTCATCGGCTTTCAGTGTTACTGAATGAACCTCTAGCGGCTGGAACTCAACATCCTGACTCAACGTAAGTATAAGCCCATTTTGCGCTAATATTTCGCCGTCCTCAGTGTATACCCTACTTCCCTTCACCACTGCAATAACGTCATTAGGTAGAACGTAGCGACCTTCAGCGGCAACAGACAAACTCAAGCTAACCTTTGCAAGCCTGATTTTATTGTATTCTCTATTGGCTCTAATCATCGCCTGCTGATAATTTCTTATGCCAGGTATATTAAATTGCTTTGGATTAACTGCGCTTTTATCTGCAGGGATATAAATCGTTTCGTTTGTATTCGTATCAGGGTCTACCCAATTAAACTCAACGCCGTCATTTAGCTCTGATTGATTAAAGTTTCTTGAATAGCGCTCAGTGCCTGGAATTTTACTTCTATGTGTAAATAGTATTGATGGTGAATCTACAGGCTTTTCAAAAATGGCTTTAATTATTGAGCCGTCACGATACCCAATGCAATTAATGGCGTTTAGAGCCTGCTGCGCATAATCCTGATAGCTAACATCTGTTGAATCGTAGGTATATGAAAACTCTGTCTGTCCTATGGCGCTGAAATAATCATTTATTTCTTGATCTATATCAAGCAATCCGTCAGCGTCAATCTCGCTTAGCGACCTATTACCAATAACAGGATCAATAGAATCCTTAATAAATGACTGTATTGCATTGTTATTAGGTGTAAGTGAGCTGTTAAATGTACCAAAACCCTCATAAACATTTAGCATTTCAGTTGCTATGCAGTTCAGCTGTCGATCTTTTACGGCTGTTGCAAATGGCGTTGCCTGTGTCTTTGTTTGAATTAGGGTTACATCGCCAAAATCGTGACTATTATCAAGATTGATTATTGCGTAGCAATCCTCCCACTTTATATCATCGACAACAGTGCCGCTAAATGCTGTATCTCTGGGTGTTATCCGGATAGCTCTTGCTCTAAATTTTCTCGGCGTGGAAAAGATATGCTCAGTTGTTTTACCTCTCAGCTTTTGGGTATTACCTTGGATAAAATCTTCAATCGTTGTTATTACTCCAATTGCCGTATTGGTATCGTCAACTTCTTGCAACTCAAATTCGTAATCAACAGTTCTGGTTATTAGATCAACGCCGCCATTATCTTTGTACATGCCGTTTGGCGCTACAACATTTAATATCACGGAGCTGGCTTTTTCTTTTGTAAAGTACGCCCAGTCAGTAGACTCGACCTGTGTTGATGATGCTACGCTCTGAGTTTGCGTAACGGTAGGTAGCCCCCATCCAGGAAGCCCTGCCGACGGTATTCCATGCGGCGCGCCAAAATCTAGTGTTATAAAATACTGCCTAAAACTTGTGCCTATCTGGTATAAGTAGAACCTACCAATTATTTCAAATTCACCACTTAGATCATTTGTATCATAAAAAACGGTGTCAAGAATTGCATTTGTTCCTGTTTCATACACTGAGCTCCACTCAGACCCGGAGCCAAAAGCAGTATATGCAATGCCGAATGTTGTATCAGTTACTCGGTAAACCCAAAAATTATTCTGCTCAATCTTTTCATCTGCATAATCAGAAGGCATTGTTATGCCATTAATTTGATTTATCCGGTAAGGAGTGCAAACACTTCTGAGAATTTCATCGCCAATCTGAATATCTGGCGCTGAATTATTTGGATTGTTGCCCGGGTAATAAATACCAGCACCGGAACCTGTGATTAATTCAATAGGCGTATCGCCATCTTTAACGCTGGCAACATCGTATTGTTTGCGTCCTATACAATAAAAGCCATGCTCAATCTCAGTATCAGCGCTGTAAATTGAATATGTAGGCATAATTATATCTGGAACAGATAAAACTTCGCCCTTGATGTCGGGTATTCTTTGCAGCGGCCTTGCTTGATTTGATCGTGAGCTTAGCTGATTATTTGGGCTTTCTTGCTGTCTGTTAACGTTCTTAGGAAGGTTAGGCTTAGGTGTGAGCGCGATAACTGCAACTGCTACAACTACAGCTATTATTGCATAAGCAATCGCCCCGCCTGCAGGCGTTTCTATTACTACATACTCACCATCACCAATAGCCGCTAAATCTTCTGCAGTGTTTGGAATAAGGTTCTCTGCGCATGGCTCGCCACAATAAACAGAGAATGCTTCGCCTGGGTTAAATGTGTTTAAAATCCACTGCGCGACACTTTCAATATTTTCATGCAGCTCATGACCACCCATGAGAAGTGCATCATTTTTATAATGCTTTATCGTTGCCAAAATTCAACCTGTCTAAACCCTAGCGAAGCCTGATCTAGCGTTTGATAGACAACACCTTTAGCTATACGGCTCGCATGCAAAACCTTGTTTTTGTACATAATACCACAGTGAAACTCACTGTAATTATTTGTCTTATTTTTAAATACAACGACAGTAAAATCTTGATATGAATCAACTTTTTTAAATCCGTGCTCACCGGTAGCAAATGCAGCGGTAAATGTTGCGGCAATCTCTCTGATAGAATTGGCTTTAAATTCCGGAATAGTCTTGCTTAGCTCGTTAAAATAGACCATCGAAACCAAAGACCAACAATTACAAAAGCCGTTTTTGTTGTGCAGGTCGTAAGGAATTCCAACATATTTGGAAATATTCATAAGGCCCTCAACATAGGAAAATCATCATAATTATAAATGATTCCTGTTTTATTCCAGTTGAGTTGTGGAGCGCCTGCAGCAATGGTGAAAACGCCTTTCTCCTGATTAACTGTAAGCGCTTCTAGGTTTATCGGGCCTTGCGCTGGCTCGCTTAAATCGCTGGCAATGAATGACCGATACTTCAAAACAATCTTTTCTGTGTTATTCAGCGGTATCAAATCAAGCTGATCATCTAGGGCATTATCAAGATCTGAAAATGTGAAGCTGAAATTTTGATCTAGGTCAGATTTTGTTGAGTTTAATCGTATTTCAATATTTGCGCCTACAAAATCTGTTTCTATGCCGCCCTCAATAAATGCAGTTATTCCCAATGGTTCGCGAGTAAAATAAAATGTTTGCGTGAACAATGAATGTGATATTTCTATCGTTTCAATAAGGTAGTCGCCTACTGGATAGGTAGACAATAAAACTCTTAAATCCTCTTCAATACTCATGGTAGATCAATCAGCGCAAGTATTTCTAGCTGCTCTAATAAAGCTGGTAAGTCGTTGCCATACTCATCGTATAAATCGGACAAATCGCCTCCGAATGGGTTTTCTTGAAATGGCGTAGTCTCTGCAATTATAGTAAAAGATACAGACCATATTGGCGCTCTATCACCATTAAACCTCAGTGACGTTGTATCAATCTTAACCGTATGATCTTCAAGCCCGTTTCCAGAATCCAAGACCATTGTAAATTTATCAGCACCTGAATTAATTTTACCAAAATAGAAGTCCTGAAATACTTGTAACCTTAGCGGATCTAATGCCATGGCAACATTAAATGATACCGGACCGGTTCTATAGTCCAGCATGTTAAGCGGGTCACCGCCCTGCACTTGCTGGGTGATTACGTTATCAGGCGCGCCAAAGCCGTAGCCATTAGTTATAGACGGTTTTAACGTACTTGGAAAAGTTGCCATTATGATCTAAGCCTCGGCGCGTCGCGTGTCGAATCAAGCCCTTTATTTAATTGGCTATTCGGGCTATGCAGATCACTATTAACGGTTTCTCTCACAATAACAACAACCTCCCCTTTGCTAAGCGTGGCTTGTGCGTTATCTATTTTCGCCGATGTTTGATTAATTATTTTAACCGGCACCGATCCGCCGCCGCCCATACCTGCCGTATCTGTTGCATTTGCAATGCGGCCGCCACTATTAAACCTTACAAGCTCCGGCCCTTTCTCACCGACTAATAAATCCTGACCTCTATCAAATTGGCCGCCCTGTGCTCTTGCGCTTGGTGGCTTAGTGGAGGCTATTGCAGCTATATTTGCTCCGGTTGAAATTGCTGCAGCCGCCGCAAGCGCCACGCCCAGCGGATAAGGCGGAACTGCTAAAGCATTTTGTATTATTTCTGGTGCTTTTAGTGTTGCTTGCGCTATAGCAGCCGCTTGAGAGATTTTAAACAGAGTGTTATTCTTAGTTCCTGACAAAGAGATAATATCATTGAACCCTTGATCAATTGCCGCCTTTCTTCGATCCTGAAAATTTTGTTCTGACTCTAGCTCTGCATCCTCGTAATCTCTTGCCATCTTTCTTCTTAGATCAAGGCTTTCACGTTCCTTGTCTAATCGCTCTTTTTCTTTTTGATCTATTTCATCTTGTTGTTTTTTTCTTCTATCTAACTCCTTTGCAAACGGATCTCCACCGTCTAATGTTTCTTTGAATCCAACATCAGGACCACTTACAATTTCAGCCTCTTTTTGTAGTAATTTCAGTCGTTTTTCAAGCTCTATATTTTCATTTCTAAGATTTACAACGTTTTCTTCTGATCCTGGGTCCTCAACAAACCGAGAAATTCTATCAATCTCTTTTAAATTATCTTTGATTGATTCCTGTATAGATAATATGGACTGCCTGTTTTCAGGATCTCGGAATTCATCAAAAAAGTTAGCGACTGCTTGTGTCGCTTTTGGCATGCCTGCAGTTATAAAGTTTATAAACTTACTGATATCAGGCGCTAAAACTCCGGTAATATAATTAATTGAGTTTGTAGCAGTTTTTCCTAGTAGGTCAAAATCCTCTGCCAATTCACTGATAGCCTTATCAGCAGTTCCAGTGAGAGCTAAGCTTGAATTTAGCTCGTTGTATTTATTAGTTAATCTTTCAAGCTCTGCGCCTTCATTAGCCAATAGTGGTATCAGGTTTGTGGTATCAGACGCAATCGACTCTAAGAAAAAGCTTTGCTGCTCGAGGCTAACATTTGCCTCATCCATAGCGTTTTTAACTTTGCCTAATACTTGAGGACCAGAAAGCCCTTCCAGCTCTTCAGCGGTTAAACCAACCAAAGGAGCAACATTCTCAAAAAAGTCTTTAAAGCCACCGCCACCGGTTGCAATAAATTCACCAAGTTTTTCGTTTGTGTCTTTTGATATATCGGCTAGTTTTTCTGCAGATATTCCGACCTGCTCAGCCGCAAATGCTGCGCCCTGAAATTCTGTGATTGAGTCGCCAGCAATATTAGAAAGGGTTTTCCACTCCCGTTGCGCATCCGCTGAGCGATTAGCTATCAGCACCATAGCAGTAGCGGCCGCCCCCATTACCGCGCCAGCCTTAAGAATAAAACCGCCTGCTTTTTTAGCTGCCTTGCCTAGATTAATGGTACTATCTTCAGCTTCATTGGCGGATTTATCGAATTTATCTAGCTCAGACGTTGCCTTTGTAACGCCTTTTGTCTGAACTCTTGCGACTAGCTTGGCAGTATCAACCACTTATAGAAGCCTCGAATATACCGTCTATTCTCATAATTAGCTCATTCTCGAATGGCTGCAAATTAAACGCCATTATCTCTGAATAATTTTTCAATTCAGTATAACTAATTTTAACGCCAGCTGCTTGCTTGACCTCGTAAAAGTGATCAAGGATGTATATTATTTCCCGATCTGGCTCATCAAAATCAAGTTCTGGAACATGAACCCTCTTTGATGCAGCCTTCAAATTTTCCAGAACTGTTACGCCATCCGCGCTGCGCTTCAGTAATGGGAAATAGCTATTACAATAAGCGACTAGCGTTTCTGCTTTTTTACAAAATTATTATGATTGCTTGCAAAGATATCTATTTTCTCTGCAATCGATGGCGCATTTTCTAAGAATTTAAGTTTGTTTTCTTTGGTGCAATCTTCATCAAATGACCATGACTCAATGAAACCGGAAATCCAGATGTTTGTCGCATCCTGTTTTGATGTGTCGCCACCTACCATTGCCCGGATAGATTCAGCCTTTGCCTCTCTTGCAGGCGTAGAATCAACACCAATCACCATAATGTAATGTTCTGATTTATCGCCATTAGGCAGGAATAACGGAAGCTTTTTAGGCTTTGAATGCGCCTCAACTGTAAAAAATTCTTTCATCGGTTTGCTCTCCTAAGCTCTCCTAATTGAATGACAGCTGCCAGCGCGGAGAGCACCACGACTGGCAGCCTGGGAGTTAACCCGGTCAACTATGATAAACGCTGAATTTTAATACTTGTTCCGGTGGTTGGTGCAAAGGCAGAAGCCGCCAACGATGCAACAATTGACCCTGGGCCTGCAACATCGGGCGCGCCAGAGGTGTAAACCGTGCGCGGATAGGCAAAGGCTAAAGTGCCGTCTGCTGATTGCATCATTAGATTTAAAGCGACCTCATCTTCATCTTGAAACTTTGTAAGCTCCGTAAAATCAGTGAAAAATGAAGAAAGCGTCAAATCAGATAAAACACGGCCCTGCTCAATAAACGACACTGAATTATCGCCTAATTCAAATTGAGCACTAGATTCGGTGTCGGTAGTTGCATCAACACCAGTAACAAAACCAATCGCTACATTGTCAGCCAGAATGGTTCCATCAACACCTGAATAGATTTCATTCTTTGTTGGTGTTGGGAATGTTGAGCCAGCTGGCAAGCTCGCATCAATATCCTGTGACAAGCCAAGCGTTTGAAATGTCGCTGTATTCAAGGCATTTACTGCCATGTTATAAGCAAGGTTAACGAACTTAACGCCAGCGGTTAAAATATAACCACCTGCGCCGCTATCTAAGTCGGGGTAATGCTCTAAAATTGAAAAGCTGGTATTTGTAGTACCGATTTCCAAATAGTCTGCGCCTTCGATATCAGTTGAAACTGTTGATTCATCGGCTAACTGTCCATCTGGAATGGCTGCACCTGTAATTACAAGAGCTGTTACAGTGGTGGCAATGAATGGCAAAGCGTTATTACCTGTCAGCCCTGGGAATTGAACTAAATCGCCTGCGCTGTAATCGGTTGTAAAATCACCAGATGCGCGGGTAAAGGTTTTAGCAGAAGCCAGCACATCAACACTTAATGTTGATTGATCGGTTCCTGAGGTCCACGTATTGCCAAGCAGCGCCGCATAAAGTGCATCGTGCGCACCGAATGACATTTCGACAGCAATGTCCCCGCTTGTCTGATTTTGTCCGAGGCGTGTATCTGCTCGGTCGCGTGATCCATCAAGTTCGTTGCTTGATAGTGTGTCTTTGGTTAGCTGTAGATTTCCACTTGTACGGCGAAGCAGTGTCCACGCTGGGCTAATTGGAGTAACGCCGCATGTAACCTCTTCGACGTAATACATAGCGCTAGCTGCGCCTGTTGCTGGCTTGTTACATGTTGTCATTGTTAAACCCTCTGGCTGAATACATAGTATTCAATTGTCATTGATACGGTAGCCCAGCCACGCGAAATAACAGCAGGCAGAGCGCTCACATTTGTTATATTAACATTTTCATTGGCACCGGCAAACGTAGCACCATTTTTGAAGATGGCGTTTATAGCGTCTGCCTTTTCTAGCAGTTCATCAATGCCGCCGCCCTGCTCATAATTAACATCAATCTGCATGATGCCAGTGTGTAAGTCGCAGCCCATCGGACCTAGCTCTGCCATTATGGTTGGTGATCTTAGATTGAATAATGCAATATAGGCTGTTTTGCCTTTTGGATTAAATTTAATATTCTCAAAAGCAATATCAAGCCCAAAGCTTCCATCTTGAACAGCTTTCACAAGTATCTGATTTATCTCAGTTATTGCTGCCATCATCTAACCTTTCTTGCTTCTTGCTCTATTAAAGAATTAAATCTTTTTGAGTTTGTTCTAACCACGCCTTTTGGTGCTTGTTTTGAGAACCCTTGAAACGTGACTTTTGACTCAGTGCCGCGAATATTACCAACCGGATAGCCGCCATACTCAATGACCTCTGCATAAGGCAGGTTATTAGTAAAAGTGATGGAAGTCCAATCTACAAGCTGCTTTATGCTTGTTTCTGTTCTTTGTAAAATAATGCCTTCACTTCCGCCTGAGTTATTTGGCCAAACCTCGTTCGATGGTGAATTACCAGAAACAAACCAATTATTCCTGAATGTACCCTCATCGACTGGACTGCTTTTAATAATGCCCGTAAATAATTTTAATGATACCGACCGCACAACCTCTTCATTATTAAGCTTTGCTTTTTTTACCCAGTCACCAACATCGACACCGAATGTCACTTTCTTACCTGTATTTTATAAGCCAGTGCTGTTGAGCTTGGCTTGTATTTTTCAATGTTTAGAGCGACATAGCGGTCGGTATCAATAATAAAAACGTCGTTAATTAATGGCTCGTATGCGCTATCTAAAAACACCTGTAGATCACCAGCTTGAATTATGTTCCCGTCAATTTGATTTGCAGTATATGGCACCACAACAGCCGAAGCGCTGGTTGTTGTCGGTGCTGCAGGCGGTACAATTTCACCATCTACAACGGTCGGCGCTGCAGTGCGTTCAATAGATATATCGGTTTCGCTGAATCTATCAATCAGTCTGGTAGCTGTCGCCTGTAATCTACTGTAGTTAAATTTAGACACGTAAAACGCTCAATGCTGTATTAGTGGTTTTGAATAGCTGATCAACCAGCGCATTAACAGCCGGAATATTAAACGAATCGGAGCTGATACCGTTATCAGCATAATCAATGGCAACGGCTCCGCTTATTTCTTCGTGTGTTACTTGCGCGCCGTTTCCGTTTGGCTGGGTAACGCCTGGCGTTTCAACTTCATAAAACGCAATATATGCCTGCGCTTGCTTTAGCTGATCAGGTATCGAGCCAGACGAAAAGGCAAAGCCGTTAATAGAAACATTATACCGTGGAAAACTGCCGGTCTGGTCTGCGCTAACTCGGCTGCCTTGATAGCGCTGCTCTAATGAAGTCAGGTAATAATAAGCGCGCACCATTGCCGCGTCATCGATTGCAGTATCTGTTAGCCCCACGCCTGTTAAAAATGTCTGCGCATCAACTAAAGTCCAGTAACTATCAGCATTTGCTACAACAGAGCCATCTTCTACTGTAAGAGCCATAACATTAACCTAAAAGAAGTTTATTAATAGTGAGTGCCATTGCTTCTGATGGGTCATCCCATCCCGTTGTTCCTGATGGATCTCTTTGCGCTAAAGAGCAAGAGTTCCCATCACAAGTTGCCTCAACTGTTAAAACCTGACCGGCCGTGACTGTTAATATTTCGCTATACTCAATCGTATCTGAAAAACCAGAATTCGATAGCGTAGACTGCAGTATTGGCCCAACTGGAATGCCATCTAATTTTGTTCTAAAATAGAATGATCTTGTCGGGTTTGTGCTTGTTGTTGCATTCATCAATGCTCTGACTTGATAGCAGCCATCTTCATCAAAAGTAACATTCCCTGATGCATCCATTTCGATACCAGTTCCAGATGTTAACCCACCAAAAATTAATTGTAGTGTCGCATCTGCTGTTAATGCTACCGACCCAGCTGTCGAGCTTGATAAAAAATCATTTCTAGCGCATATATCGCCAATATATGAACCAGCTTCAAGGCTTCCTAAAATCTTAATATTTGATTCAATAACCTGCGTAACGGTATCAGGTTCTTTTAGGTTTACATTTGAATCACTTGCAGATTGATCATATTGCCGCTTTCTGGCTGGCGTTATGTCTTGAGTATTATTGTCAGGAAATAACGCATCATTTTCTGCCTTTAAATCTGTTCTATTTTTTGCGGCCATTACAAAATCTCTCTTATTGAAACTTCACTAACATAGATTTCATCACCTACAGCACCACCTGTGGCAGCATAAAGCCTTGACGCACCATCTGTGGCGGTTGCTACAATATCAAATTCATATATCTTGTATGTCGATGTGTCTACTGGTGTTTGAGGTATCGTTCCCCACGTGAAATTACGTATGTCTTGCTCCGTGCCTTGTGCTCCACGCCTAGTTTTTACCGCGCATCGATAGGTTTTCCCTATTTCCAAACCGGATATAAAAAGATGCCCTCTATCACCAACTCCATCAACAGCGGTCAATAAAACCGCATCCTCTCCACTATCAGTAACGGCCTGCATCGTAACGCCTGCGGCTGTCCATCCTGTGAGGCCTTGCGACATATCCCAGTTAGCTTGCAGTTCTGGCCCTAACTTAGAGCTAAAACTACTTGATCTAAAACTGCTTAGCTTTAATCGACCGCGACCGAAAAACTTTCCCATAAACCACCCATAAAAAAAGGACTTCAAGAGTCCTTTTATATTAACACTGTTTTCAGAGAATCAAAACTACTCAGCCGCTTGCGCCGCTTCTTGTTCGGCTGCTTGCTGCTCTGTCAATTCGCCTGATGTAGTTTGTCCAGCTTCTGCAGCTGCCTCTGATTCATCGGTTGCCAGCTGCTTTTTGCTTTTCTTTGTAAGCTTTGGCGGATCTTCAGCAATAATATCAATTCGAGGATTTAGGCCATTTTTGTGCTTAGTGTCAACAATGCGAAGCCTGTTCTGTTCTGCTAGTTCCTTAACATCTTCTTTATATTGAAACAAAGGATGGTCAACAAGCCAAACTCGTTTTGCTCTATGTTTTGATTTTTTAGCCATGCTTTTTGCTCTCCGAAATTAAAAGGTTTAAAAAGAAAGGCGGCTTTCACCGCCTTAGATAATGCTAATTACTGATCAGCATCTGCAATCAGTATTGCACCAGCAGAGTTTTTGAGTGCCAGCTCCGCATCCCAGTTTGAGCCGGTGTTCAGCTCAGCGGTGATTGGCGATTTACCACCATTGGTTTCATCCCAGCTATAACCCTTGATACCAATATTTTCAGACCATTGCGCCTGATAAGTGGTTTCAAGTTGTAACTGGCCATTTGGAGTATCAATGTTTGATACAAAATCACCATTAGGCTCAATCATGATAGCGCCAGGCGTTAAGCACAACACATGCGCCTTATTTGGCGTACCAGCTACGTAAAGATCTGGGCTATCAGTAACAACTGTGCGCTTACCTAGAATATCAATTACTGTAACTGTGCCTTCACTAAACAACTGATCAGCATTATCTAATGCGCGACCGATCAACTGATGATAAACCGCGCCTGTCATGATTTGAGAGCTCAATGACTGCGAGTTATCACCAAATTTAGCGTGAGTATCATTTAGAGCTGTTTGAGTAACACCAGCACTCGCTGAAATATCATTAGTTGCGCCTGCAACATTTGAGATTGCAGCAACCCCTGCACCGATAGCACGATTGACCTGCGCCTCAAGCATAGACTGTGCAAGAGTCGTTGAAATAACGCTCAATGCCTCGCCTGGGTTTTTGTTAATCCAGCTTAACTGTGCCGGAGTCCATGCAACCGGGCCAAAAGCTTTGGCAGCTTTAACCGTATTGATTTGGCTTTGTGTAAGATCAACGTTTGATACGCTAGATTGAGCCGCATAAACATCCATATCACGGATTGCAGAAGATCCCACATTATCCCAGAAAGCAGTCTCTGTGAAGTCACCCATATTGTCTGCATTAGCCAAAATCAACGCACCACCAGAGGCAGCATTGAACAGGTTAGACATTTGGGTTAATTTTTCGACAACGGCAGTTTGCAGTTGGCCATTAAAAACAATCATATCTGATAACATAATTTAGTACCTTTGATTAGGTTGGAGTAATTCCCATATTTCTATTAAAATAAGCAGCTTCCAAAGCTTTATCACCCTTGCACTCTGCCAACGTTTTAGGAACTCCGGCACCGCCTTTGTCACCTTTTTGGCCTCCACCGGCACCGCCGCCGTCAGCCTTGCTCGCAAGTAAATGCGACTTAAATTTACTAGCAGACAAAAATTCATTGTTCAAATCTTCGACTGTTAGCGCGGTTAAATTCCCCTCAGCATCCAGTACAACCGTCTTACCTTCGCGGATATCCAACCGTTTTGCATATTCGCCTTTCATCGCATCGCGACTAAAAGCGTCATCTACAACATTTTGATTTACGAAACCTTGAGCAATATCACTGATTTTACCTGACTTAATGCCCTGTTTCGTTGTATCTAATTCTTGCTGAAGTGCATCGTTTTTCGCCTGCCAAGATGCGTTCAGCGCGTCAACATCGCCATTGCTTGCAGCTGCATCAAGTCTCGCTTTTTCTGCGGCCTCTTCAGCTTCTTTGGCTTTTTGTTGCGCCGTTTTCTTTTCACCAAGTAGCTCATCGCGGTTATGTAAAACCTTGTCGAACTCTTCTTGTTTAACATAGCCAGCTGTAAGGCCGCTAGCCTGCTCAATTAATTTCGCCTGAATTTCTTCAGATACTTCTAAACCTTCAAAGTTAAGGCTCATGTTTGCTCCCCTGTATATCAATTATTAAATATTGTAAACCGTTTTATCTATTATGCCAAATTAGCCTCTTTAAATGCCTCCGGCGCTTGCCGTTTCATTTCATCAATAGTGCGAGCCTTAAAATTTGTATTTAGCTGAAGCCTTGAAAACTCTTCTGAAGTAAGGCCGCCATTGCGTAGCAGTTTGCCGCGTGTCGGCCCTAATACATCATCCTGAAAGCTTGCAGGTTGTGTTTTAAGCCAAGAGTAATAAGTTGTATCAGTGCTTGCCGTAGATGGGCCTTTATCACCCCTCGCTGGGCGTTTTGCGCCCTTATCAAGAAAGTCATACTTTTCTGATAGTATCGGGGTTACAGTTGACCGGCAGCCGTAATGAATTGGCGGTCGCGGTCCTTTATCTATTGGAAACTCTCTACCATCAAGCGCTCTACACTGACTGGTTGTTCTTGAATCAAGCGTAGAAACCCATTCAACGCCCTTGATCAAATCCTTGTTGCTGACCCATGTGCGCTGCCTGGCTTGCTCTCCAGCATTCTGAACAGCGGTTCGGACCATGATTCGATTATTGCGGTTGATAATTGCAAGCTGTCCATCGTTGAACCTTGCCGCCCTGGTACCGCGAATATTCCTAGTGATCTGGCTAATTGTTTGCCCTTCAGCAAAACCCTGATTGATTGCACCGGTAATGAATGTGATCTGATCAGATGAGTATTGTTTTAAGAATGGCTTAAGCGTCAAGCCTTGGCTTTTACCGGTAACTGATAAAGGGTTATTTTTATATGCTGCTAGTAATTGATTTTCACTAGGCCTAACTGATTCAAAATCGGACACAGTAGCATTTAACGCCTTAACCTCAAGATCTGCCTGAGTTAATGCAATATCATCTAAATCTAGCTGAAATTGACCTGTATAATCCGAATAAATATCTTTCTGAATTTGGGTGACATCGGCAAGTAGTACATTTAAGCGCTTTTTGCTTTCGATGGTTTCGCCTTCTGCCGAAAGCCTTTCACGTATGGATTTATCAAGCTGTTTTAGGAATTTCTCAAATTTCTTATGCTCATCTTCTTTAACACCTTCAAGCAATACCTGCCGCCTGATTGCGTCATTAGTCAGCGCTGGTGAGGTCTCAGCCATTTAACAATTACTCTTGATCGAAATCAACTGCACTCACGGGCGCAGTATCGATATTCTCGTTCATTTCTTCTAAATCTTTAGAGTCTGAAATAATTCCGCCGCGTTTGTAAGCGCTGTCTAAAACATCCTTATCAATTGCACCACCAAGCCAAATCCGCATGTATGCCTCGGCCTGCTCTGGTGTCAGAGTAACTGCTAAGAAGTCAGTATTTAATTCAAAAACAATATCTTTTGATTCTGATAGCGCCTTGCTCTCTGTTTTATAGGTGTATAAAGCAACGTCATCAAGCGCAGATTCATAAGCATCGTTTATGTTGCTGATTCCAATTGAAAGGGCGCTAGAATCTGCTTCATAGTCAATCCGTGCAGCTTCAGCTGTTTTGTTGCCTGATCCATTGGTAATCAACCTAGCACCTAAAGAGATCATTTGTTCCTCTTTGTGTTTCATGCCTTCGGCTGGCATTGTGTTGCTTTGAACTTGAATTAGATCAGCTGAAGCGTCTTTCGGTAGCGATAAAGCCGCCCGACTACCGAAAGGAAGTCCGTTCGGGTAAAACTCTTTCACCCATGCCTGAGTTAATCCAGATACAGCCAATGTTGGCTGTCCAACTGTAAAACTACTTTCCTCAAAATCTGCACTATTGCGATAATGCTTAATGTTGATATCTGCAATCTCTTGTAGTGGTGCATCGTCTACATTTGGCCTATTGTTTGTCGATCCAACAAAATAAAAAGGTATATGATTCCAGAATGAACCATCACCGGTTTTTGGTGCAACGGTATCGCCTTCCTGCTCTCCCGCATCGTTGTAGACTTTAACAACATAAACAGTTTCGCCAGAATCTTGCTTTTCAAGCATTAAAACCCGGTACTGCTTTTTTGTTTCCATTTTCAGGGTTTCAGTGTCTCTGGTGTTGACTGTTTCTTGTAGCTTCACAAAAGACAGAAGCGTTTTAGAGCCAACTTTCATAACATCCCAATCAAGAATACATTCAGCTGCATAAAAATTGATAGTTGCCTGAATACCGCCGCTTTCTGCATCGGCTTTCGATGTTTGGCCGTCCGTTTGCGGATAATCAACATACAGACCACCGCGCCCAATTGATCCAACATCGCGCGAGAGCTCTTGTGATTGCTGGTTTATACCAATACCAGAGCCATCGACATTATCTTTCAGATATTCCATTTCAGAAGGTAAAACAACTTTAGGCGCTGACTTAAATACCATGCCCATCATACCTGCAAGAGTTCGGCTGGTTGCGCCGTAGAATGATGCTCTTTGCAGATACTGGGCATACCTGGCGCGATTCTCTGCGCTTGTATCGGTAGGGTTTGGCATTGGCAGGTATACGATTGGGGTATAATTAACTGTACTATCTGTGAGATTGCTTGAAACCGGAGAAAGTGCCGCGCCGCTATCTCTTGATTTGATTTGTTTTTCGCCTGCTATGCAATCGCGAATCAGCGTCCATATTGATAAATTATAGGTGTATTCGTCGCTTGTGAACCTAACATCTATAGTCATTTAAGTAGCCCATTTAACATTTATATTTGCAATTGGTTTGATTATAGGGCAATCAATTAAAATAAAATACCCGCCCGCGTCATTGGCGTGGTCTTTGCCTTGCTTCTTGTCCGGCTCTCCGGCCTCATTGTATACCTGTTGTTCAAGATTTTGTGTATAAATTGGGCATAAGCTGGTATTAACTTTGTATATTCTATCGCCATCACCATTGCAGAAAGCCGCATTCATGCAGTTTACTCTATCCCTAACAGCCGGATTTCCGTGCTCAACATGAACAGAAAAACCGGCATCCTCAAGCAAACTAATATCAGTATCAGACGCGCCGACTGATTTTCTAGCGTTGCCGTGTGGATCTGGATATATACAAATTGACCGGCCTGGCTTATCGTATTTATTCTCAATAGCGCTGATCATTTCGGGCGTATCATAAAGCCCTATTAGCTCACCAACTGCGCGAGGTTCGCCATCCCTTTTGACATGAACAATAGCGCTCATTTTGCCAACGTTGAAATCCATTCCAATGTATAAAGGTTCGTCGCCATCCTCAATATCATTGCAATCATTTAGCGACCTATCAAACTGAATATAAACCGTTCCGCTGGTTAGGTTGACGAATTCGCCGTTAATGTATGCACTGATCAGATTATCGGGGTATGTTTCGTATAATGACGAAATGTAATCATCAGGTAAGAATTTTTCGTTCTCATAGGTCGAGGCTTGAACCATCGAATAGCGTTCGGTCGGCTCTTTTGCAAATTTTTCGTAGACAAATAAAAACCCCTCTGGTGTTGTTGTCACCCCTACCCCATTAATAACACCGTCAATTTTTAACCTTAATCTGGCTATTATTTTATTCCAGGCGTTTGTTGCTTTGGCTTTTGGTAGCGTGTCGATCTCATCAACCAACGCCCTTGATATCTTAAAACCAACTATAGAGCTCGGTTTATCCATTGATCGACAGATAACCGTTCCGTAGTAAGCAATACCCCTGTATACGTGAATTTCCTTGTTTGACTCCTTTATGTCACAAGTAAAACCCATTAGTTCTGCAGCTTCCTGAAACGTTGGGAAAAATATATCTCTAATACTTGGATAGGTTGGACCAAAGTATCCTTGAATTGTTTTCGGATGTTTTGAGAAAAAAATCAGTATATCGAGACACCCGACAAAGGTTTTGCCGCTGCCAAATCCGCCAACGTAGGCGTTGAATTTATTGTTTAAGCCGTTTAAAAAAATGTTTTGTGGTGCGCTAAGCTGTAATTCACCTGCCATGCGTGACCTTAACTTCACCAACTGAGTCGTTAACAGCAAAAGAAATACTTAGTGGTGGCGCGTCTTTTTCCTTATCAGTGGTGCCGCACATTTTGTTTAGTTCGGCTACTGCACTCACAACAGCATGTAGGTTGAATGGTTTTTTATCGCCTGCTTCAGTTTCACCAAGTTTAAAATCAGCATATTTTTGCAGACCCTCTTCAGCAACTTCTGAAAGCCACCTTAAGCGCTGCTCAAGTGAAACCTTGAATTCATCTTCTGCGATAACATCTGAATCTGCGCGGAGCTGTGCAAGTGCCTTGATAACGTAATCATGCGCCAACAACCGCCGGGCTTGTTGCCTTGCTGATCCTTTCGCATACCCTGCAGCAATAGCGGCCTTAGAACCGTTATTCCCGTTCAAGTGATACTCTTTGACAAACTTATCGTATTTACGATAAGCTTTTTGCAGATTGCTCTCTTTGGTTTGGCCACTAGCCATAGGACACTATCCCGTTGAACCATTTAGAACAATTATTACACAGCGTTATTTTTTCGGCAAATCATGGAATTCAAGATGATCTGAAATGATCATTCTGATTTTAGATTTTCTACCATTATAAAAACCAATATTATAAACGGCCTGCAGGGTTATTATTGCTGCCAGGGTGAAGCCGATTACTTGAAATACACTTATTGTAAACATGATTTATGCCTTTTAATTTAAGTGTTTCATATTCCATCGCATTGATGGCTGAAGTTTATTCGGTACAATCTCAACACGCCCAGAAAACTCCTTTGTTAGTTGATCAATTTTTGCCTGCTCTTTGGCTTTGCTAGTTTTTGATTCGGCCTTAAATTGCTTTCTGCTCACTGTCATTGCATGTTGGCTTTTCTGGTATTCGTTTGGATTTTTCATTATTACTCCTTTTGCTGGCTTTGAGCAGTTCTGCGTAGGTTGCAATCATTAGTTTTTTATTCTGAACAGGTACGTGCACCACTCTACAGCTGATGCCTTTTTTGTATTATATCCAAATGACGGCGCTAGTTTTTCGTAAATATCGTGAAATTTCTCTGCTAGCTTCTCTGGCTCATCTGGCATTGTGGAGGTTTGTGCTTTAAATAATGCTTGCTTATGCTTAAATAGCGCTTCTGCCATTTCGTAACAGAATGCGTCTAAGTCACCATCCTTGCTATCCATACATGCCTTAACACCAGTAAGCACTCTTTCAAAATCAATATCTTTTTCTATAGGCTCTGCCTGCTCTTCATCGGGTAGTGAGTTGATATAGGCTATTGAGTCGCTACTAAAACCTGTTGAGTTAGCCTGCGAGTGCATGTTGTTGTTATTTATCCACTTAATCCATACTGTTTTGTAATTCATTGTTGTTGCCTCCATCTAGGAATCGGCCTTCTCTCTCTATTAACCAAAATGCGAATTGCTCAAGCCCTATAGATTTTCCAGTTAATTCAATTTCTATATCATCATATTTAAGTTTCATTTTTTCTCTGCCTTTTGTTTTCAAGTAAATACTCAAGATATTTATTTTCATTCTCAGTCAAACTTTCCCACGCTTCAAAATCAGCCTTTTCTGCCAGCTTGGTTAATAACTCTATTTGCTGCTCTCGATTCATTAAAAACACCACTTCTGACAAGTTGAATCCGGGCTAGTCCTAAACGGCAATTCAGGATCAACGACACACAAGTCACCTACAGTCGAAGCGTCTTTGTTTTCGTCTGCCTGGTAAAAACAACAACTTCCACAATTTTTAGAACAAGGTATAAACCCGTTCTGCTGCTTTAAGAGCGTTACACGCTGTTTTGTGTTCATAGGTAAGCCACTCACTTAGAATTGCAACGAGAGCTAACTACAGCCCGTTGCTTGCGAGATTTCTGCATAGAGCAGGCCACTTGCCTCAACTTCTCCAGGTCGTCATCAGAAAGCAATCTCGCAAGCCTAGATACCTGATCAAATAACGATCTGGATTTCTTTGGTGTGGTTTTTAGTGGTACAACACCATCAGATAATGGGTTTTTAGTCATAATATTTGCCTTTTGTTGTTAAAAATCAATGGTTTCTATTTTGTTGGTCATTCAATAAATCTTGTTCCAAGTCACCTGTTGACCCGGGCGGCTCATCAAAATCAAGTAACGATTTATCATTGAATGCATCTGTTGTTGTCTGATAGTTTTTACCACTCCCAATTTTACCGTTATCAAATCCTGAAACGCTGCCAAGTGAATAATCATCATTCCAACGCTCACCATTCAAATAACTTGTTGGAAGTAAAGCCTCAAATCCATTCTGCCGGTTGTTAATACGTTGCTTAATATCGTTAACAAGGAAGCTGGTAAATTCTAGCTCTGTTCCTTTTTTGGTTTTCAGTACTTTGATGAAAGCTGGGTAAGAATCTTTCTTTTTTGATTTGGTTAATCCTGCCTCCCAAAACATGTCGAAAAGATATATGAACGGTTCAGTTGTTTTTTCTGGTTTAGTCTTTTTGGGTTTTTTTGGTGTTTCGGACAAAGTGTTTTTAATAAGGGAATCAGTATAGAGGGAATCAGGAATCAGCCCGATCACTCCTGTGTTGTTTTGAGAGTACTCTCGGAGTACTACCAGAGAATCTATAACCTGTTGAGGTAGAAAGGAATTTTCTGTGTCTAATTCGGTTATTTTGGCCAAACACTCCATTTTACTTGGTAGATGTGGAGCTGGTGTTTTATCCCTATTTTGCTTCTCGTTGATGTGTGGGTTCTGGTGTTTTTCGAAGCCCCGAACTTGCACCAGAGTAGTACCAGAGTGATCGGTATAAAACTCGATCAGTTTTTTTTCTGCTAATTCGTCCATCATTTTATTGATATCAACATCATCTGCAGGAAAGATTTCCATCTTTACTTCAAGCGGTTCATATTTAAATCTGCCTTTGTAATCGGCAATACACCAAAGCCCTTGAAACAACAATCTTGCCGCATATGAACATGAAACAACTTTTGCATCTTTGAAGAACCCTGGCTTAATATTTCTTGATCTGGCCATTATTTATTCACCCAAAGAGACAAGTTCACTCACAGTCATTTCAAAGAAGTCAGCAAGCTTTTGCATTACTTGGCCGCTTTGTGTTTCATTTTTACGCCAGTTTGAAACCGTGTTGTCATTTACCTCAAGCTGTGCGGCTAACTCTTTGCAACTGATATCTTTATCGATCATTGCTTTTTTTACTGATCTGCCAAAGTGCATTTTTATGCCTCATGTAATTTTTTATTAAATATAATGAATCCTGACAACAATATCAAGGCAGCTCATAAAAATATAAACAATATTTATATTGATCTATTAAATAATTGCGTCTAATATCCGTATTGATTGTTTTATTTAACTAACTAAAAGGCAAAGCCATGAAGAATACAAAGATTTACGCAGAAGTATTAGAGGATTTAGCTCTAGAGCAGTTTAACAGCGCTATGGATCAGGATTATTCTGTTTATGGTGCGTTAATGCCAGATGCTCACGCTGGCTATTCTCTGCCAATAGGGGCTGCTGTAGCAACTAAAGGTTTTATTTTGCCGGCGTGGGTTGGTTATGATATCGGCTGTGGAATGTGCGCTTTAAAGCTGGAAGGTATTGATATAAAGCTTCTTCAGTTACACAGGGAGGATATTTTTGAAAATATTTACAAGGCTATTCCTGTTGGATTCAATAAAAACGGCAGTACGACAGAATATTCTCTTGATGGGCTGACTAAAAAAGGCCGAGAAATTGCTAAAGCGAAAGATTATCAGCGGGCCTTGTGCTCTTTGGGTGGCGGCAATCATTTTATAGAAATTGGTTATGATGAAGATTTTAATGTATGGGTAGTAATTCATTCCGGTAGTCGTGGAGTTGGTCATGGTATAGCCGCCCATTATATGACAGTTGCATCAAGTAATGTTGATGATTTAATTATTGAGTTCGATAAAACTCACCAGCAAGTTAAAGAGCATAATCCAGAAGGCTATGAGCGCATTCGAGAAAACTGGATCAACAAGAAGCGCGGAAAGTTACGCCCAAAAGAAGGCCATTATGGTTTCGATGTAAATTCTCAAAATGGCAAAGATTATATCCAAGATTTAAACTGGTGTTTAGATTATGCGCTGGCTAATCGAGAGGAAATGATTAAGCGTGTTGTCAATGTAATTACTGAAGTTTTAGATATAAGCTGTTATGAGCTTGGCTTTGAGAACCTTATAAATCGTAACCATAATCATGCTGTTGAGCGTGATGGCATGTGGATTCATCGTAAGGGTGCCACTCATGCCGAGGAAGGTATGATGGGCGTAATACCAGGAAATATGCGTGATGGCTCTTTTATTGTTCGCGGCAAAGGCAATCCAGATTCTCTATATTCAAGCTCTCACGGTGCGGGTCGTGTTCTTGGTAGAAAGCAAGCTAAGCGTGAGCTAAATATGAATGACTTTGTAGAAACAATGGATGGAGTTATGGCGCTAGTCAAAGAAGATACTTTGGATGAGTCGCCAATGGCGTACAAAAACATATTTGATGTCATGGAATTGCAAAAAGACCTTGTTGAAGTAGTGGCTCACATTAAGCCTATAGTGAATATTAAAGGTTAAAAAGTGCTAAACACAATCAAAAAAAACAAACTAGAAATCGGCTCAGGCATCGCACTGTTTTTATTTATTTGTGCTGTGGCTTGCTAAAAGGAGAAAAGGAAATGTTGATATTGTCCAGGCGTGTAGGCGAAAAAATAATGATCGGTGACGATATTGAGGTCACTGTTTGTGGCATTCATAAAGGTCAGGTGAAGCTTGGTATTGATGCGCCGGATGAGGTTGTCATTTTGAGAGAAGAGCTTTATCACCAAACTAAATCTGTAAAAAAGGATTTTAAATAATGAAAGAAAGACCGATTTTATTTAATGGCGATATGGTGAATGCGATATTGGATGGCCGTAAAAATCAGACTAGGCGTGTGATAAAGCCCAAAACATCGTCAGAGGGTATTTTTGCTCCAATGGATAAACCGCAAGTGCTAACAGATCAAGCAAGAGAATCTCTTGATAAACAAGGATTTGAATTAATACATCATAGCCACAACTCAAGATATATTTATCCTAAATGCCCATACGGAAAAGTTGGCGATGTGCTTTGGGTGCGCGAGACTATAAAGCGTGAAAATACCGACAATCCAAAAGGTAATTACTTTTACGCAGCCGATAGAAAGTCTTTAGATTTAGATAAATTCTATCCAGAGCTGTTTGATTATTTTGGGTATGAACATATAGCGATGCCATCTATTCACATGAAGAAAGTTTTTTGTAGGATAAAGCTGGAAATAGTTGATATTCGAGTAGAGCGCTTGAATGATATTTCAGAGGAAGATGCAAAGGCGGAAGGTGTTGAGTATTTTGACGCTTTAGGACTGAAGGGCTGGAAAAACTACGAGGGTGCTGGTTTTTTCGCTGTAGCAAAGAATAGCTTTGATTCTTTGTGGTGCTCAATCAACGGCGCTGAATCATGGGATTCTAATCCTTGGGTATGGGTTGTGGAGTTTAAGCGTATTTAACCAAATGAAGGCCAGCGTCTACACAATAATAGTCGACAAAAAAGCAATCCGCGTGATTGACAAAGACAACGATTCACGTGAAACCTTCGCCGCCGACATGGTGGCCAGGTTCGGGCGTGAACGGATTAGTAAGATAACTAAACATAAGGCTAAATAAAAATGTTGAGCTCTATCGAAACCAGCAAAATGACCAGCCGTGAAATTGCAGAGTTAACCGAAAAGCGGCACGACAACGTTATCCAACTAACCAGAAAGCTCGAAATTGATCAAATTTTAACCCCTGAATTTCAGGAGGTCGAATACAGGGGCCGAATGATACCGATAGCTATATTCGATAAACGTGATTCGCTCGTATTGGTTGCCAGGCTGTCGCCAGAATTTACAGCTGCAGTAATTGACCGATGGCAGCAACTAGAGAGCAATCAATCATTACTGCCAACCGATTACGAGTCAGCACTAGAACACCTACTCTGTCAGGTAAAAGAAAATAAAGCCCTCGAATCGAAAATTAAAGAAGATAAACCAAAAGTAGAATTTGTTGATAAATACGTTGATCTGGCAGGGTCTTACTGCCTTCGCGATGCAGCCAAAATACTAGGCGTTGCACCTCAGTTGTTTAATAGAAAGCTGGTTGTTGATAAGTTCCTTTATCGTGATAACAGCGGCATACTTACGCCAATTTCAAGGCATTTGCAGAAAGGTTATTTCTCTGTAAAAACTAGCCATCATGACGGTTTAAGAAAACAAACAAGGGTGACTGCTAAAGGTGTAGAGTATTTCGCCAGGCGTTATTCAGAAGATAAACAGGTTGCGGAGGTTAGGCATTAAAACAGACAAATAAAAAAACCCGGCTTTTTACACCGGGCTTTTCAACAAGCACTGCAAGGAAAGGCAAATAACCTAAACAGATATGAATAGTTTACGTTCTTTTTCACGTCTGGCAACTAAACCGGCTAATATTTTTCCATTCGCCCTACGCCACTTCCAAAACTCAGAGCTACAACCATCATAATCAGATCTATTTAACTTGCGTAATAATGTCGATGCTCTGAAGTTGCCTAGCCCAATATTATAAGCCAGCGACACAAGCGCACTAAATTGGTTTTGATTTAGATCAACCTTGCAAAGCTTCCTAACACCAGATGAAAACACCAAAATATCACGGTTGAATAGTGCTTCGGCCTCACCTTCTGTTATTTCGTCACCGCTTTGCACGGTCTGACAATCAAGGCCTCTGGTTGCTCCATATCCGATAGTCCATACACCAGCGCTGCACCGATAAGCCTTAAGCCTTAACCCTTCATTGACTTTAATTAGTGCTTTACCATCACCATTAACAACCATTTGCTGATGTGTCTGGCAGTCAGGATATGCAGGCGTTTTTTTAAAAGGCCAAAAATTAAACTTCATTGCTATTTACCACAATACTTTTCAATACCGCGATTTGTGAAGTAATACCCTACTGTCAGCTCAAGCATCGCCCAATCTTGATAGGTCCATATTTCCTCAATAATGCCCATTATTTCAACACCTTGCGCGTTTAGTTCGTAGCAAGTCCATGCCTTAACCGCGCAATACATCAAGACAAAAAGCGATACTATGCCTGGCCGGATAGCAGAGCGCCAAGCGCCCATTAAATCTGCAAGGAATCGACCGAAACCAGTTTGGCCTTCAAACTTACCTGCTGAGGTATCATGTCTAAGGCTTGCCTGGTAGCTTGCTTCGGCTCCGGCTATAGCAGTCATGTCAATTTGCATGGCCGCTGTTTTCTCAGCGCTTTTAAGCTGTAGAGCCATCATTGCAAGCTCTTGCTTGTTGTCCTGTCGGCCTTTGAAGTGGTCTAATAATTTTGGTGCCAGTGCAGATACTGCGCCGACTAATAAGCTTGCTATTGCCATGATTAACCCTCGTTAAGATATTGTTTAATATTACCAGAATTTACAACCGTTTCAGGAATTGCAGGTCGAACGATACTAATTGCACCGGTTCGGCTGTTATACCTAACAAAAATAGGCGTTTTAGAGTTTGATAGATTGGTTATTTGCTGCTTTGTTACCCCTATTGCCTCGGCTAACTTAACCTTTGGAATAATATTTTGCTTTAAAAAGTCGGCAAATGTGTATTTTTTATGACCCATGTTTTTTACCTTTTGTAATATTTAAGCTTTACTATTGGTTAATAGTAATATAGATTAATACTTGTGTCTATTAATTTAACAAGTCAGTCGCCTTTCAACAAAGCAATACGCCACGCGCAAGAAACAGCGCGACACGGCGGTACTGTTGCTGATTGTGGTTATAAAACTTTGGTATGGCGGCAGGTTTGGTTAAAGGCGTTTGAAGAGGCTCAGCAACAAGATTTATTTAAAAAAGGCAAAGGCAAATGAGATTTGAAGATGTAGTTTATGAAATGGCAGTCCCTGCAAAAAAACTGGATATAATTATCTGGCTTTTAACAGGCGGCAAAAAAGGTAAATTATTTGTAAGGGAGTCAAAAACTTTTAAAAAATGGTATCCGGATCACGTTAATTGTCGTTGTACTTCTGCGCCTATTATTGAAGAGGACCGCTTCTAATGGACTTCGAAGATTTCGACACAGAAGTAACACTCGCTGAAAACAACTTCCCTAAAACCGAGAAACTGCCAGAGGTAGAAGCGGATGAACCAGAAAGCAATCTGGGTTTATTCGAGGGAATATCTAACGAAGACTATCATTCGGGGCGCGGTATTAGTTCCAGCTCTTTAAAATACGCCACAAAAGCTATGGCATTGTATCAAGCCTATCTAAATAAGACTGTTAGCTTTGAAGAAACCGAGGCTATGAGATTAGGCACGGCTACGCATAAAATGTGCTTAGAGGCTTATGACTTTGGCAGTGAAATTATTATCGGGCCAAAGTTTGGCAGAAAGGCATCTGACAAAGAAGCTAAAAAGGAATTTTACGAAGAGCACGAAGGAAAAACGATTATTACTGCAGATCAATATGAGCATTGCAGCCGTATGACTGAAAGTATAATGAGCTTTCCCTTGGTTGATGAGATATTCAATTCAGGAAAGCCAGAGCTATCTGGTTATTATGTCGACAATGGTGGTGATGATACCTATCTTGATGGCTCATACAAAGGCACTAACATGCTCTGCAAGTATCGACCAGATTGGCGCACTGATTGGTGCTTGGCAGACCTTAAAACAACACGCGATATTTCAAAGAATGCGTTTTCCAGAACTATTCATAATCTGCAATATCACCTAAGCGCCGCGCATTATCTTGAAGGTGATCGGATTCTTGGCGGTGATCCAGATAAGCAATTCGTGTTTTTATGTGTTGAGCCAGAGCCGCCATACCTGGCAATGGTTTATGTTCTTGATGAAGATTCACTTCAGCTTGGCAAAGAAGAGCGCCGTCAGGCTTTGAACGCCATTAAACTGGCTAGAGATACAAAAGAATATCCGCTTTATAATAACGGGATTGCTGAGAAAATCGGTGTTCCTCAATACGCTCACTTTGATAGTGTGAAGGCTAAGGTTTAAAAACCTGTTAATTAAAATCAACATAATGTAAACTACAATTATTACTAACTAGACCAAAAGGCAATTAAAATGGAAAGCAACGACAATCAAGAAGTATCAACACAAACCCACGCAGCGCCCGTTGTAGATATTACCAATAATCAACAAATGGCAATGATTGAACAGTTTGCTAATACTATGGCAGGCGGTAAATCTACCATACCTCAACACCTCGCGGGCAGTCCGGCTGATTGCATGGCTGTAACTATGCAGGCGATGCGATGGGGTATGGACCCTTTTGTAGTTGCTCAAAAAACTCATCTTGTAAGTGGTAATCTAGGCTATGAAGCCCAGCTGGTAAACTCTGTTATCACTTCCAGCACCGCTATTGATGGGCGTTTTCATTATGAGTATTCTGAGGGGCCTTGGATCGTTAACAATAAAAAACATGTTAATGAGAGTGACTGGGTGCGCGTTGGTGCAAAACTAGCCGGTGAAGATGAAATCACATGGGGCGAAAAGCTCTACCCTGCCTCAGTATCTACAAAAAATAGCCCTTTATGGGATCAAAGTGGTGCCGGTGTTAAGCAGCAGGCCGCATATCTTGCCCTTAAATACTGGGCGCGTCTTTACACTCCTCACGTAATCATGGGCGTTTATACGCCTGAAGAGTTGACCGAAAAGCGCGAGCTTAAAGAAATCAACCCAGGCGGATCTGCTCTGAATATTCCAGACAAAAAGGAAACTGTTGATACATCAACCGGTGAAGTTCTGGAAGGTGGTCAACAAGAAGCGCCGGGCTTTGATGACATTATGCAGGCAATGGTTAGTTCTGAAACTATCGAAGATTTGAACTCTGCATCTCTCGGTGTTTCTGGAATCGATAAAGAATCAGAAGATTATCAGAATCTTTATTCGTTTTTTCTGGAAAAGAAAGCAAAGCTTCTGGCGGATGCAGCTGAGCAGGAATAATTTTTAAAACCTATCTTCAAAATAAAAGGCAAATTAAATGAACGATAAAAAACCACTAAAAAAAGAAGATATTCCGCGATGGTTAAAAAACAAAATGACCAACGCGGCTATCTGCCGTGAGTATGGTGTTACGCCTACCCAGGTTATCAGGTTTTGCAAAAAACATGGCGCTGTATTAACTAAAGATAAGCGCGCAACCGGCAGAAAGATCAAGCACAGAAATACTATTTCAGTTTTAGAAAAAAACTACATGTTTGATTTTAGGCATAGATTCGGAGTGTCTGATAATGTTCTAGCTATTGCACAGGGGTCGTGGGTATAACCTTGAAGTCAGCGGTTTATCCGCTGCACTTGGTTGTTATAAAGGCCGTGAATTAATAAGAGGGTTAGATTATGTACGAATTTAGAATTTTAAGAAGCTTTAAAACCATACCAGAGATTACCGAGGTTATTGGAGAGCCTGCAAGAATGGTTAAGCAAGAAGAATCTCAAGTCTTGCAGTTCCGCCCTAGAGGTAAAGATTTGAACTGGGAAGATGTACCTGTTGTAGATTTTGATTTGGACACGGGAGAATACATTTAGGCCGTATAACCTTGGGCATAAAGCGCCGAGGTACGAGGTCGATTTTAATGCCGTTGTTATACGGCTATTAATTACGGAGATGGAGAATGTTTAAAAATATACAAATATTTATGCTTGGCTTTCTTGTCAATGCTTGCCTGTGGAGAGTAGATCAAGGACATTTGGCAGATATAGTTTTCCCCGTTGCTTTGTCTGTGCTGTGTTTGCTGCTTATTGTTATACAAAGCTTAAAGGAGAGATCCGTATAACCTTTGCGCTATGCGGCTAAGCGTAGCGTGTCCGACATGAGAGCGTTGTTATATTACGATAGGAGATTGAGAAGATGAGCGAGTTATTACATTACACATTGATATTTATAGCAGTAAAAAGCCTGACGATAGGTTATGAGTTTAACTTTTATTACGCTCTGAGGTATCGGAAAAAATATTTTTCTTGGTATTTTAGTCGGCCAAAATTTAACCCTGATGAAAAGTAATATAACCCCGCTATAAGCGGTTGAGAATGAGGAGGAACGACGAATGAGCAATCCGATTGATAGCTTTGTTATGCGTTTTGAGCAGCTTAGAAAAGAGCTGTTTGACGCTATTGATTACAGTATAAAAATGGACGGGCATCACAAAAGCTATGAGGGTAAGCTTGCATTAATTTGGCCTCATCGTTTTACCGATGAATATCAGATCGTATTATCTTGCTATGTAATCGGCCCAAGCCGTGGCCACACTTGGACAGGAAAGAGTCATGAAGAGTGTTTAGCGCAGGCAGAAGAAGATATTAGGCGTTGGATTAAAGAAGACGAAGAATCTTGGGGTGACGCATAACAGGTATTACACCGGCGCGAATGCGTCCGGTGCTAATCAGTGTTATATATTCTGTAATATATAAGCTTTACTTTCTGCAAATACTATCCTAATATGTAAATTCAAGTTATTACTAAATCAAAAGGCAAATGTTATGAGTAATGAAAAAAAGGCTGTTCAGTCAGTAGAGACAATCGCAAGCATTGAGGAAAAAGGCCATACACAATTGGCAAAAGCAAGTGTTTCAAAAACCACCGATACAAGCGCGGTTGCTATCCAGTATCCCGAAGCAGTCACTTATGACTTAACAGAATCATCAATTGAATCGCTCGGCAAAAAATACAGCCACTTAAAACAATTAGATGTTGATAGTAAGGAAGATTACAAAGAATTAACAGCTGCTATCAGTGATGTTAAAACGCATCGAACTAATAACGAAAAGCAGGAAAAGGCAATTAAAGATCCATTGAATGCCTTTCGTTCAAAGGTTATCGACCTTGGCAAAAAACTCCGTAAAAGTATCTCTATAATTGAAGATGACCTGAAAGCAGAAAAGCAACGCATCGATGACATCAAAGCAGAGCGACTAGCAGAGCAGCAACGGCTATGGACAAAGAATCTTACACTAACTGTCAGCCTTGCTCAGATTCAACCGGGTATGTCACTGGAAGCATTACAAGGCCACTTACAGGCAATCGAAGCGTTTGATTTAGATGGCTATGATTTTGGTGATCATATCGAGCAGGCTAAAACAAACAAGGCCAATGCACATGCGCAAGTAACGCAAGTAATCGCAATGGAAAAGCAGCGTTTAGAACAGGTTAGAATTGAGGCAGAGCGCAAGCAAAAAGAAGCCGAAGCCGAAGCCTTGCGCAAAAAAGAAGCTGAAGAGCAGGCCAAAAAGGACCGCATAGTTGAAGAGGAAGCAGCGGCGCAGCAAAAGAAAATTGATGAATTGCAGGCGCAGTTAGCAGAAGCCAACAAGCCAGCCGAACCAGAGCCGGAGCTAGAAACGCAATCAGCCAAACCAGAAATAAAACCTGAAAGTGAAAAGCGCATTGGTGGCTATCCGGTTGAAGCTCCTAAAAATGTGATTGATACATCCGGCATGGCCTCTGGTTTTGATCAGGCAGAAGAAGAGCAAATAGACGAAACCGGCGCGAATGATATTCCTGTATTAACTCAGCCTGATATATGCGCTTTGAATTTACTGGCAGATGACTTGGAAAAAATCTGCAATATTCATAAATTAATCGAATACGAAACAGAGCTGGCTTTAAATTCAGCCACTAAGGTTTTCAGCAACACTGAAAAAGCTGCTGCATGGCTTCGCAGTCAGGTTATTGGTGGTGAGCTATGATCTTTAAAAACGCGACATGCTTCACAATTTCAAACATGGAAGCGGTAACACGCGAAAAGCTCGCAGAGTTAAATGATTTTCCAGTAACCGAACCCCATAAAACACAGCTTTCCTCGCTTGGCTGGTGTCACCCTTTCGAGCAATCAGATTCGTTTATTATGCCAATTCCTTTTGCTGGTGAGCCACGATACACAGTCATTTGTATGGTTGAGGTGTACCGGAATATCGACAACGCAAGCATTAAACGCGAAGTGAAGAAACGCTGCGATGCACTTTTTGATCAATCCGGCGTACAACTTACCAGAAAAGAGCGCTTAGTTGTTAAAGAGGAAGTTGTTGTCGATGCACTGCCCGGTGCGCTATGCAAAGAACGAAGAACATTAGCCTATATCGACCACGAAAAGGCGCTGCTTGTTATTAATCAGGATTCTATCAAGAAGTGCGACGAATTCACTTCGCAGCTAAGAGAGCGCTTAGGAAGCTTGCCGGTAATTCCTTTACAAACAAAATATCGGCCTGAAGTAATAATGAACGAATGGCTAAAAGAAAACACTGAGCCAAGCTACATAGATTTCAAAGGCGAAGCGATATTCAAAAGCCCTTTAGACCTTGCGCAGACCGCAAAAGTCAAGCACGTAGATATTGATAGCCAGGTTATTTCAGAAATACTTGATATGGGCATGGTGCCGCAACAACTATATTTAACGTGGGTTATTTCGGAACACATAAAAGCCGATTTTCATTTAAAAGATAATCTAGCACTGAAGTCGATAAATCTTGATTATGAAGTCGAAGAGTTAGAAGATTTTTCAGGTCAGGATCAAGAGGCGGATAAACGCTCAGAATACGAAGCGACCGCCCTGCTCTTTATGGATTCAGTGAGCGATATTTTTTCCAAGCTTGTTGTTGTTTTTGGCGGCTTTGACGATTAGCGGAGTGCAATATGCTCTATTTAGTTACCAGGATAATCGAAACAAATGAAATATACGCTTCAAGGTTGGTTAGTTCATATCTTGAAGGTTTGCGGCTTTCGGTGCTTGTTATTGATTTACCTGGGTTTTGTACTTGGGTTGAGGAAATATAACCTTTTGCACAAGGGCAAGCGGTTTCCGCGCAGTCCGTTTGCTGCTAGTTGTTATGCGCTTTATTTACAAATAATTTAAAATAATACTTGTATCCTTTAAATAGTTGGGTATAATGATTACATCAACTAGAGAACTGGAGCAAAACAAAATGATTAAAGTAACTTACAAAACCTACTCAAAAATCTTAAACAAAGAATTTGTAAATACAAAAGAAGTAAAAAGCATGGAAGATTTTAGATTGTTTGCCTTGAGCTTAAATCTGGATTATGAAGTGTTGGAGGTGAAATAATGACACCATCACAGCAAGCAAAAAGCGTAGGGCTTAAAAGCCTTACGCATGTCAGCCAGATAACCGGAGTTAGTTTAAATACGCTCACTAACTGGCACCGCGACAAGCCAGATTTATTTAGGATTGTTCTGCTTGGTTGTTTAGCTGAGCTTGGCGCATAACCCTAAGCAACAGAGGCGAAAACCAACGCCTTTGTTAAATTTTATAAAATAACCCCAGCAGTAAAATGCAGGCACTAGGCCTGCACTAATTAAAAATAACAGAGGCAAAACCAATGAAAATTACCACAAAAAAAATACTGTTAGTGCCTGTCCTTTTGACTGCATTGTTATGTGGATGCAGTTACAGCAATAAAGAAGATGTAAAAGAAAATGCACAACGAGTGTTTGCAGAATCAGGCTATAAGATTACGGGCTATCAAGGGTATCAGTGGGGAAAACTTGGAGTTAATGGATATGGCGGGGCGTATGTTTGGTTTAATCTTAAAAAAGACAGTAATGGAATAAATTATCAAGCAGCGATGCAGAAATGGGGTGACGAGTACCACATTTATAATCTTGAGGCTATAGACGCTATAGCCCCATAAGCCATACACATAACCACTTTAACAGAGGCAGCGCGTAGCGCTGTCCAACGGAGCGCAGCGTAGTGCTGCTGCTTATAATTGTTATATTTATGGAGATTTCTATGAGCGACTACGAAATACTAAAGAAAAACTTTGAAGATATGGGGATTAAGTTCAACGAAGTTGATGTAGAAGCGAGTTTCGGTAAATGCCCCGCCAAGGTTGAGTACGACGGCAAAATTGAATTTGATCAGTTGCTCAGACTTGGTAATGGGGTTGGGTATTATTCTTTTGAGTGCGACCACTATTTCTTAGAAGGAAAATACCAAGGACATGGCGTGTGGGAGTAAATATAACCTTTGAGTTAAGCGCGTTAAAACCGCGCAGCGAACAGTTTTAATCCGCTTGAACTTGTTGTTAGGCGGTAACTATTGGAGGTATAGAGAATGTTTAAAAATATACAAATATTAGAGATGTTTAGAGTATTACTGTGTAGGGTTATTATTTGCTCATGGGCTATTCCAGCGCAATATTTAATTATGCTGCCTTTTTTTTATTTGTGTTTCGGTGACTTTAAGAGAGAGTTGCATGATATGAATAAGATGAATATAGATTTGTGGAATGGGAAGCTCTAACCGCCTAACCTAAGACTACAGCGGCGAGCTAGCGAAGTCCGTTGCTAGTGGTTGTTATGCGTAATTAAATAAAGGTGAAAATAATGGATAGCACAATACAAATACAAGACGATTTTAGCTTAATTAGAAGTGGGGAGGGTATGGACTTTAGCCTGCAAAATATTTGTGATAAATGTGGCTGGCATGGGAGTAAGCATTACGCGCACAATGATTACCAGCACTCTAACTGTAAAGAAGAAAGAGAAAGGCACAGGAATCAGTGCGTATAACCTTGCGATAAAAGGCAAAGCAAAAACTAATTAACTAAACAGGAATTAAAGATTATGAAAAACTTAAAAAAAAGCACTCTTGCTTTGTCCATTTTGATTGCGTTGTTATGTGTAACTGGTTGCGGAAACCCTGAAAGATGGGAGCATGTAAATATACACATGATCAATGATAATGGTGAAAGTGTAAGGGTGTTTAAAGATGTGAAAATTATATGTATTAAATCTGATTTTTTGTCTGGTGGTAAAAAATGGACAAGATTTGAGGATAAAAATGGTAAACAGTGGACAATAATGACCCCCCACAATTACGAATATTTATGAAGTATAACCCCTTAATTTGCGGCTGCTGAAAGCAGTCCGAAACATTTATTTGTTATGCGGAGGAAGCATGAAAAGTAATATGACAATTAACGTAGAATTTTTAGCTGGCACTACTATTGAGCAAGCAGTGGAAGAAGCTAAGTTAAAGGCAGAGAAGTTTGATGTTGCTTATATCTGTTTTAACTTCAACGGAACTTCTTTTTCTATAGGACGGAATGCTGACATTTGTGAGGTACTAGAAGAGTGGCGAGGTAGTGATAACAAATACGGTATTTGTGCCGCATAACCCCGCTATAAGCGGTTGAGAGTGAGGAGGAACGACGAATGAACAATCCGATTGATGGCTTTGTTATGCGTTTTGAGCAGCTTAGAAAAGAGCTGTTTGACGCGATTGATTACAATATAAAAATGGACGGGCATCACAAGAGTTACGAGGGCAGGCTAGCTCTAATTTGGCCTCACCGATTTACTGATGAGTACCAGATTGAGCTATCTTGCTATGTAATTGGACCGAATCGTAGTTATACATGGACAGGGAAGAGCCATGAAGAATGTCTAGCTCAAGCAGAAAAAGATATTCGTCGCTGGATTAAAGAAGACAAAGAGTCTTGGGATGACGCATAACACGTTCTTAACCGAACTACGCGGAGTTTTATAAAAAATGCATTATCGTAGTGCAAGAAAACACATGACAAAACAGCAGTTTTCTCGCATGG